GATCCCTGAATAGTATAGGTTGGCGCGGCAGCAGCACCATCAGTCACCTGAAAATCTAATGTTACCACAGTTCCAGTAAAACCAGCATTAGTTCCTACTCTAAGAGTAAAATCTCGTGTACCCTGAGTTCCGGTTTGTTCTTTAACACCAACTTCAAAAGTTGTTGCGTTTCCAGTACAGGCAACAGGTCCACCACTAGAAACATCAAAATCAGAAGAAACTGTACCGGGATTAGCACCACCGGAATTGGAAATCACTTCCCAATAAAAATTTTGAGATGACGGAAAATTAGTCGAATTAATTGTATATGTGTAATTAATTGTCATTAGAATCCACCACTATAGTCTACTTCTACACCTAACCAATAAGCATTAAATGTATCTAGTATATTATTTCCTGCCGCATCATCTGCTATTTCAAACTTAATACTTCTTTGAGATGAATCATTACCAGAAGAATTAACAATTCCCAAATCCCACACTAAATTCGAACTCATTTGAATCCAAGAACCAAAAGTTCCAGTAGTTGTAAATCCGGCGACACTATCAGTAGAGTTTAATGTTGCTCTAATATAGTAGTCAGAAGAAACTTCAGTTGTCACACCTGTTGCCCAAGTACCATTAGATACGTAACCAGTGTTGTCGAAAGCACCCGGAGTTACATTACCTCGACCAGAAATTGTGAAGTCTGTATTAAATCTAATGGTAGAATTCAAACCAACAAAAGCAGGTCCTCCTCCCGTATCAAGATAAACTCCATACGATTGCGAACCTGTTCCAGTAGTAGTGCCAGCACTAGCAGGGAAATAATAACTACCAGTGTTAGATGGACTAATGTCAATAGTTAATGCCGCTGCGGTTCCTCCATCATTGACGCTTGTAGGACCAGTAACAGAAACCAACGCTCCTGCGGCATCTACTATATTAAACGAATCGTTTGCGGAATTACCATATGTAGCACCTGTTCCGGAAACCGTGACAGTAACAGGTCCTTGGTAAACATTACTCGAAGAAGTGTCTGTAATATTTACGGTATGACTGCCACCACCTGCATTAAATTGTGCCGCAGTGATTGTTCCTGACGTTGTTCCAAATCTAAAATCAGCATTAGTCAATGACCAATCAAAGTCTTCGTATGTTCCGGTGTTGGCCAAAGTAGAATTGACCGTGAAACTCCAGTTGTTTCCTTCCGTAACATCACTAGCAGGTGCTGCAAGAGTGTATGTGATATCCGCAGGACCATCTTGCAGTTGTAATGTGTCGGTTGCTTGAACGCCTGATGATTGCCCGGTAACCGTGAAAGTTAGATCTACGTTGTCTTCAAAGGTTGTCGGAGCAGAGGTTGTGATGTCTATATCAACATATCCCGGAGAACTAAAGGTACCGGAAGTTGCACCTAATCGTGCATCAGCAGGAGACACAGACCAATCTACATCTTCGCCTACCGTATCCGTTACTCCAAGATCAAGTCTGATTGTACCACCTTCTACAAGTGTAGTGATACTCGCATCACTGGTATTTCTAACTGTAAGCGTGTATGTCGGCAACAGATCGTTTAACGTTACGTTAGTCGTATCAGTTTCACCCGAACTTGCTCCTGTAACATCAACCTGAATAATTTGTTGGTTATCTAAACCAGCATTAATGCTGGTTGGAATAGTGATATCGAGATAGTCGGGTGAAGTAAATGTGTAAGCACCAGCAGTGTATCGACCAGTTCCATCGTCTGCAACAGTAACGTTGACATCTTCTCCTACCGGATTAACTACTGCGAGAGACAAGACGATATCGTTGCCTTCTGTAACTGGCGTGTTGGAAGAAACCGTATACTCTGGAACAACGTCATTTAGCACAACCGTTGTGCTATCAGTTTGACCAGAACTTGCTCCCGTGACACTAACAGATATGTTTTCACCTGATGCATTTTGTATAGCGGGATCCAAAGTTGTTGCAATAGTGATATCGTTATAAGCGGGTGCAGTAAATGTGTAAGCACCAGCAGTGTATCGTCCTGATCCATCGTCTGCAACAGTAACGTTGACATCTTCTCCTACCGGATTAACTACTGCGAGAGACAAGACAATATCGTTGCCTTCGGTAACTGGTGTGTTAGAACTAACTGTGTATTCTGGAACAACGTCTGTGATGTCCACAGTGAAAGATGCAATTTCGTTTGCTGCATCTGTATTACTGTCAGACACTTTGATCGTAAAACTTTCGGTGCCCTCTGTCAAAGCATCCAGTGCGGCAGCAAGATCCATAGTAGATGTCATGATCATGGTGTCGCCAGCAGCAGTAACACTGTTAGCAGTGCTGTCAACGGTTAGCACTCCTCTGCTTCCTGTGCGAGGAGGTGTGCTGGTAAAATCTGCATCTGCAACACCGTCTACCCACCAGTAGTAATTAGTTCCGGGTGCTGCATTCTTGTGAGTGAAAGACCATGAACCTCCTGCTTGACCTTCGGTGATAGAAGTGGGTCCTGAGATAACCGGATTAGAAACCGCAGCATCGTTCATTGTGATGGTGCCAGTACTTATTTGTGCAGGAACATCGTGGTTAGTTACACGAACCGTTGCTGTTTGTTGCCCACGATAATAACCGTCAGCGGTAGTCGTAGACATCGTCAAGTTAGTTGATGCAGCAGAGAAAGGTTCTCTTCCTGTAAGCGTGGAGATTCTTCCATCAAGGTCATCAAGGATTTCCCATAACACCCCATCAGAAGTTAAAGTTTCTGTGGATTGATTGTAGAAATAATCACCACCGGGGTTATGTTCATTTGTTACGGAAACATTAATTACAATATTGTCACCTTCAGTAATGGTTTGATCACCAGTGCTATACTGTGGATAAACTGAAGTATCGTTTAATGTAATCAAAGCACCTTGACGTTGAGTGTTGTTGATATCTAAGTATGCGAGCAATTCAACGTTGTCTGAGTCGTTGTGGTAATCTGCATAAGTTGCAGGACCTGTCAAAAACACTCTGAACGTTTGTGCTCCTTCCGTGATATAATCTTTCTTCGGATAAACGGTAAACGAAGCATTACCACCCGAAACTGTAATTGGTGCTCTATTAGAAAATCCGAATACGTTAGGTTGAGCAGCATCCCAATCATTGGAGTGGGTTGTTAAAGTAGAAGTATCGGGGGTAAAAGAACTACCGATATTAGTTGTTTCGTCTGCTAAGTAATAAGAAATCTGTCCGTCTGGTAAATTAGTACCTGTAATATTAATCGTTTGACCAGTAGGATCTTCATTGACGTTAGTAGTTGTGACTATGTAATGAACATCAGCAATACCATATTGATTTGTGAAAATACTATTTCTTTGCGGTTCGTTACACCAGTCGTAAATACGAATGTTGTAATTTTCTAATCCTTCTGCATTCAAATAGAAGTCGTTCGCAATCGTAAACGTGATCTGATTAGATCCATTTCTTATCGAAGGCAAGTCGTAAACAAAATCATCTTGTGCCGCGTTGTCTGCAGGAACCAGTTCTCTTCGAACCGTTACTTCTAAATCTCCCCACCCACCTGTAATTGTATACTGGTTTCCTCCAGTAGCAGGAAGATACAGTTCTTCTTTTATAGTGACAATATTTCTGCCTTCATCAACAAACGCTTCTACAATTTCGCTGCCACCAAATATGCCGGGTCCTCTAATGTCAAACCCTACGATATCAGTAATATTAATTGCAGGACTTATGGTGTCTAAGATAAGTCTACGATTAGGATACTGTGTGCTAAATTCACCTTCAGTGACAGGAGTTTGATCGGGCACTGTAGTAGAAGTGTAATCAATTTTGTGTGGAGGAGGAACAACAAAATCACTATCAACGGTGTCTATGTGTTCTAAGTCCCACTTATAAGTTCCGGGATACAGATAGGTCTGAGCAGGAGTCGTGCTTGTACCTGCTCCTACTGTATACGTAACTTCCACCCCTTCAGGAACAGGTTGTAGAGTCGGAGTCAACGTTAAGATAGGTGACTCATGTTCATCTATTACAGCATCTTCTTGAATAGTCCCTAACGAAAGGTTTGCTTCTCCTTCGAGAAGTACCTCTCCTCCAAGATACATTCCAGCAGGATGAACAAATAGTTTGAAAAGATTTTTCCACTGATTGACAGGGATACCCGCTCTGACCAGAATAGCAAACGTTTGATAGAGTTTGTCGTTGGTCAGATATCTTAAAGAGAAAGGACCAATCTTTGTTTTAAACGATTCTGGTTTGTCCGCATCTGCTAATAAGAAAACATTTTCTTTCGGATAGATAACATCAGGATCGAGACCAAAGAAAGAACGGAAGAACCATTCAATAGAATACTTGGATCCCTTTGCTCTGAACAACACACTAGAAAACTGAGCAGATGCTCTTTTGTCTTCTGACCCTTCGAAATAACTGCCACCTAAAAGAAGTTCGTCTTCAATGAAGTTGAGGAGTGTGATGTCTGTTTCTGTGATATCACGAGCAGAAAACAAATGGTTGAGTAGTTCTGTGGTATCGTATTGATTCTGCCACTCGTAGTATCTTTCTAGCAAAGATATAAATTTAGGATAAGACTCAGCAAAATGTTCGGGAAGAACGTCTTCAATATGTACGTCCCGAAGATTTAACTTGCGTCTTTTTAAATCTTTAAAATTATCGTGTGCCATAGTTTTATTTAGATGCTAGTAAATACTTGATTTTCTAAAACTCTACCCTGATTGCTGGTAAACTCGTTGTTACCGATTTTAACAAAGTTTCCGTTTGTCGATATTTGTGCAGGACTACCTGCATTATAATTACTTGAATTAGTAACCTGTCCATAAAAATAACTCTGACTCGTCGTGCCAAACCCGAGATAGTCATTTACTTCTCCACGTAAATACCCATTAAGAGTTGCAATCGTATCAGAAGCGAGCGTCCTGTCAAAACCAACATCAACGGTATCGTCCAAGGCGAACCTATAAATTGTGCCACGGTTTTCGCCAGACCAAGATTCCAATGGTGCCGTAACGTATAACTCTGTGTTGTCCGGATTGACTGTCACATATCTTCCAAAATCAATATCAGTTTCGCCGCTCTGACCAGTAAGAGTTATAACGTGACTAAACTGCACAATCATAGATATCTGCAAGTTATATGTTCCATCTCCTGTGTATCCGGGTATAGCAGGCGCACTTCCGGGTTCTGATCCGTCAGTAGTCCAATTCACAGTACGAGTTCGGACAGACGTTGGATACTGCGGTACGGCAGGGAACCCAAATGCTTGCATGTCACGAGCAAGTCTGCAAATAATATATTCATCGGTATCTTTGTTTCGAATCCAAGCAATTCCACCATTCGCACCATACCAAGTATTAGTGGCTGATCTATACAAAGTTCCGTCATACTCACCAACTGACATATTGTTAGGATCAGTTCGACCTGAAATTAGATCGGGTGCTTGTGCTCCAAGATCAATACGACTGCCACTATTAGTGACTGAGAAAGAACCATCGATCCTTGGCGTAGTTGGAGTTGCTCCCAAACTTCCAAACCTTCCGTTTAATGGATCTGCATATCTCCAAACCGAAACACGATTAAGATTAGGCACTCCTATAAAAATATGATTGTTAGACATTGCTACACTAGTAGGACCATTTGTAAAAGAATTCGTTGCATCGTAATGTGAATTCCAAATACTAGCAGTGTTATCGTGCGTATCTAAGAAATTATTAAACTGTAAAGTGCCGCCAGAAACTTTTATTACTCTACCGGCTGATGCTCTACCCGGAAGAGCAACAACATAATCATCAGCATAGGGCGAAGATGCTACAGAAGTTCCGACATAATTGTTAGTTGATGCTCCGTAATCTTTAGTATAGATTAAACTATACGGAGAAGATCTATCATAAAAATAAATTATGCCACCACTAGCACTTCCTGCTCTTGGGTGTGCGATACCAATATAATTTTCTGTAAAGAACAATTCGAAACCAAACCTAGCATTTCCAGTATCGTCCCACACATTAAGAAGGTTGCCTGACGTATCGAATAAGTAAACCGATCCATTTGCATTAGAAGTATTCAATGCACCTACCAAAACTTGACTACCATTTATTGCGGTTGCTCTGCCAAAAGTTGCTACTGTATTTCCACCAGACGGAACTAGTTCAATCGTGGTTCCATCTGCAATAGTTCTCAAATATGCTTTTTCGTTTCCGGGTTCTCCGATAACTGCATATGTGTCATTAGTATCAATAGAATATGCAAAGTCGCCGTTGTTTGTTGGTGTCGGTGCCTGATATGTTTCAGGAGGATATGAATCAAGAATGTTGAATGTGTCTGATTCAGTGATTCCTTCTGCCGCATCATTAATAGTAAAGGTGCTTGTAACCGTACCTTGTTCACCAGCAGGTTGTCCTATTACAATGTCTACCGTTTTACTTAAAGCATCCATAGTCACTGTACCGGATGCCGTTGATATTCTACCATTGGTATTATTATCACCCGTTATAGACCAAGAAACTACCTGATTGTTAGCATAGTTGCTAGTGATTGTTGCCTGTATGGTTTCACCTTCTATCGTATTAGGAACAGATACAGTATATGAGTATCCTTCAAGAACTTCTATTGTCACCTCACCAACCTCTGACGAGTTCTCTGCACCATCTGGAACAGCACGATATTCAAAAACAACCGTTCCTGTAAACGATGCGCTAGGTGGTGTGTATCCAAACGTTCCTGCCAAAGCATCTACAATCGTAACTGTTCCATCCGCTGGTTGGTTTTCAACGGTGTGAGTAATTTCTCCAACAGTTTCCCATTCGTCGTTAGTTGAAACTGTAAATTCGAACGCACTTCCATTATTATAATAGGTGAATGCATCAGCAAACACGTCAACCGTATTAGTTGTACCTCTGACCTGAACAGTAACGTTTTCTGTTACCCCTTGTCCTACGTCTACTCCAATAACAAAGCTATCTGCTCCATATGCATCTGGGTTAGGAGTATAAGTCCACTTGCCAGCGTCATCAACTGTAGCAGAACCAAAAGTCGGTTGAGTAACAATACTATAACCTTCGATTTCATTTAGAGTGTTCTTCAACGAAAGGGTATTAGTAGCAACACCAACATCCTCTGCAGAAAGTTCTGCACTATCACCAGACAAAACGTTTGCATCAACTTTACAAAACGAAAGAAGTCCACCCGTATCAAAATCAAGGAGACTGGTTTCAACGCTTTTGATGATAGAAGAAGCACCATCAACCGTCTTATATAGATTCAATTTCATTTCGAAATCAAGGGTGTATATAATAGTCCTTCTTGACTCCAGTGCTGCCTCATAATCGTCCTGCATTACAACACCGTCAAGTTTAATCGGGGTGTCTTCTTGTAAGTCAAATCCTTCAAGCGGTTTAACAGAAACTGTGTAATAAGGTGTAAAATATGGAAGAATCTGTTCTACGATCTGCAGAGCATCGTCTTGACTGCGAGCATATATGTTCAATTGAAACGTAATGTTATACGGCACAGGAGTATAAATTTTCTGTGCGTTATCTCCAGCAGAAGGTACAATTCTCTTGTTGATTTTAGGCAACTGTCTTTGTGCATCATACGTCATAGATATGATTTCAAAAGACATTCGTGGCAGTTTAATAGCAATCTGTCGTTCTTGTGCATCGCCACTTTGCATACTCAAGATTCGATCAAGGAAGTCTCGACGTGGTGCGTAAGATAAAGGTACCTTAGTTTGGTTGATCACCTCGCCTGCAGCATTATGACGAACTACATAAAGGTTATTAAACAGTGTACCAAAAACGGCAACCGCTTTTCTGATCCTTTCGTTGTAAAACCAATTGCCTAACATTATGGATCACCAAATGGATTTGATTCAGAGAAGTCAAGGATAGTATCTCCAAGAGTTTCAAACTCTTCGTTTTGATTTACTTCCATATCGATTTCTTCGATTACTAACGGTAACGCAGTCGATTTACTTTCCTGTCCTAAAACAGAATCGACGCTATTGAAAGAATGGAATTTTCCATCGCTTGTTTTAAAGTTTGTTATACTGACTTTGATAGCAGAAGAGTTAGATGCATCTACTTCGACCACATCTCCGTATACCGTGTACCCTCCGCTAGTAGAAAGTTGCTCAACTGTTTCACCAACTACAAACATGCTTGGTTGCCCTAAAGACTCTGTGGAAGTTACAGATCCAAATGTTAGTTGAATCTTGTGTCCAAATATTTCTACGTTATCTATCTCAGCAATATCAGTATCAAAATTCTCACCACTGTATTCGAACAGTTCACATGACAGTCTAAACACAGGTAAGTTTTTTAACTGATAAAAAGGAGTTTCGTCGAACACTTTAGTGATCTCAAATATAGATCCTGACAAGGGAAGGAATATAAGATCACCTTCACGTGGTCTATAAAACGGAACCTCTTCTGATGCTTCATACGGAGCAATTTGTTGATTCCATCGTCTACGTGCGACAACAAAGGTTGCTTGGTCTCTAATCTCTACACCGAACTTAGAGAACAAGTCGCCCTCACCATCGAACCCTTCCACGTTCTCGATATACATTTCAATCTTATATGCGTCATCAAATACCGCAGACGTTTCGTCTCCGAATATAGTGTCTTCGTTTACTGAGTCGCGTGGAAGATAATAAACATCCTGCCCGTACATTTTTAAGGATTCAACAATGATATCCTCATACAGGAGTTGTTCTGATCTGGCACCTTGTGAAAAATACTTGTTAGTTGCCATTGGTTATCCTACGAAGAAGTCTGGTGGTAACTCCTGTTCGAGTCTTACTTTCTCTTCTAGTTTTTCGAGTTCTGCCGTAGCGTCTTCATACATCTGTCTTCCGCTAATCGTGACACCACCGGGAAGTTGCATACCTTCAAATTTAGACATGTTCATGCCCCACTGTTGTTTGATCAATGCGGTGGTATAATTTTTTAAGAACATATCATCGTATACACTAGTGTGTGTATCCGGATCAATTGCTTGATAGACTTCTGCTACCACGTAATCATCTACGTCCAGATCTTTGTTATACCACTCACCGTAGATATACAATCGTCCTTGTCTACGAGAGAAAGTGGTTTTAGGTGTACCACTGAGCAGCATATCTAAGAAATCAAGATACTGTTCGAACTGATAATAGTATGCCATCCCACCAGCAAAGTTCATGAAATCGCCCAGACTGTTAAGCATCATCTGGTAACGAACATCAAACATGTTCACTGTGCTGAACGTAGGATTGATCGGAAACAACTGCGACACAAAAAGAATATCGTCTGAGATGGGAATATATCCGTTTGCTTTATCTTCTGCCGTTATCTTATGAGACAGATAAGTCTTAAACTTAGCGTCAGAGTGATACTCACGATATACCTGAATAGCATCATCGACTTTGTCTTCGATCTGATCTTCATCCACATTAATTTCGATCACGGGTTCGCCCAACCTACGAAGGCAGAAATCGATCAATGTTTGTCTGGAATTAGGTTTTGCCATTTAGATACCTTTTACCTGTATTTATACGTTACCCCAGAGGACTGCACCTGCAGAATCGTATATAACCAAAGTTCTGTCGTTAGCATCCTGAAGTTTAACACCAGTGTCGAGTTTGAGTTTTTCAGTGTCAGTAACCAAAACCTCACCAGCACTATCGATCTTAACCCTCGTTCCAGCAGCACCAAAATCGTTACCAGCAACCCTAAGTTCCATTCTGGCAGTTTCACTGCCTGCAGTTCTTTCTGTGAATACAGTTCGAATCTCAGCGTATTCGTACTCTTGAGTCGCGCTAGTGCTGTTACCTGAAGTGAACAAAAGTTTACTAGCGGTAGCAGCACCATTTGTTCTGTTATCCAGTTTAAAATCTGTGGAAGAATAATCTGTAGTGATCGACGCTCCGTTTTGCCCGTCTAGTATCAACTGGTTTGTAACAAATCCGTCTGCAATAGACTTAACGCCAAATCGCATTTTAGTAAACGAATCACCACTACCGTTGTCAGCACTATCAAAAGCAATGAAGTGTGATATCGTGTTACTTACATCAGTCTTAACATTAATACCAGAGGAAGTGCCGTTCGCTTCGTTATTAATAGTTAAGAAATTCCCCATATTGATACTGTGAGGAGTTGTAACATAATTATCATCGATTTCCAAATCAATACTTTCGGTATTGCTTGGGTAAGTACTAAACTGGAATTTAGTGGGGAGGTTTCCACTAGAGACTGTATCGTTTGCTACTACCCTAAGAGAAGCACCAATGCTTTGAGAAGTATTATCAACACCATTCCAAATAATTGAACCAAGTTGATCTCCGTTTTGAATTGGTGACAAATCAAACGCACTGTCTCCACGGTTTTTTGCCAGAACAAGATATGAACCGAATTCGTTGTTGCTGTGTCTTGTTAAAGAGACAATCGATTCGTTTGCTCCGTTGCCGGAAATTTCAGTAAAACCAGCAAGAGAAGCAGCAGTAGTTACGGCAACGTTTTCAACAAAGTTTGCTCCAGCACTGAATCGATAACGTGTTACACCGAGGTTGTCGATATCAAAGAAAGCATCTCTTAGATTAACCCTATCATTGTGAGTGGTTAAAAAATTAAACGTAGCAGAGTCTTCGACTATCAGTCGCTCATTTGCCGTGATTGAAGGTGCACCAGATAGTTCATCCCTCTTAAACGACATCATTGGATTATATGATGGGAAGAAGTTAGATGCGTAAATACCAAATTCTTTCGAAACAGGTTTGAAGAACCAAGGGAAAGTCGTGGTTCCGCCAATGTTCATTTGAACAACGGATTGTCCACCGTCTAATCGATACTCAATCTCATCAGCACCACCAGAATCATA